CTCAAAATCATGAGATCCTGCTGTAAGTGTTACTATTTGAAATCCCGAATAAGGAAAATAATTTGTCTTACCAGTGTCAGTAAAAGTAACTATAGTAGAAGCATCTTCTTGTAGTCTAACAGTAAAATCTCCCCCTGATGGTTCAAACACTTCTAAGCTCCAAGAGATTTTATAATCACCTGCTTCTACTGTTTCAGAAATGTTTGCTATGTCTAAATATCCTGCATCAACATGTGAAAACGAACTAGAAGAGTCTGAACTAATTAATTGTACTGCATTACTTTCTAAAGTGTTTACTTGAGTTTGTAAAGCTTTAGTACAACATTTAATAAGTTCTTTAATTTTCTTTTCTAAGTATTTTGGTAAACTCATGGTTTAAAATTTTAAATGTGTATAAAAGAAGGGAGAGAGTAATCTCCCTCCCTTCATATATAAGTAGGAATTTGTTTTATCCTAAACCATCTTCATCAGTATCATCTATAGCAGAAGTAAGAATTGTAGAAGTACAATTAACACATTCAGCTAAGTCATCTGTGAGAGGATTAAACTTCTCAGCAAATGCATCTAAGACAGGAAGCAAAGCAGCAAGAGTAACATTAGTTGCAGTACAAGGTACAGCAATAATACTATTCAATTTGTTTTTATGCTCACCCCATCCAGCAACTGATTCATTACTGTAGTGTAGATTTACTTGAACATACTTAGTTCCAGCAGTTACTTGTTTAGAAGGCCCTTCAAATGCAAGACCTAAAAGTTCTCCTGCTCTATAAGGAGATCCTTGGTAACCTTCAGATTCATATTCTAACCAAGCTACATCAGTAGATGCACCTTCAGTATAAGCAGGTTCTTGGAAAGTAGCTACAGTTGCACCACAATTCAAAGGCTCTAACAAAGTAGGGATCAATTTGAATTGAAGCATTTTGTAATACTTAACAGGAACTCTACAGTAGCTAGCTAAAGCAATTGCATTTGCTGTTACTCTAACACCTAAACAAAGACCAGGGTTAGCAACAATCCATGCAGCAACACCAGATGCAGCTACAATAATAGGAGTACCAGGAGTAGTAGTATAATCAATATACTCAGCTAACAATAAATTTTCATCATCAGCATTAATAGCATCTACAAACAATTGTGCTAGTTCATTGCAATCTCCATCAGGACAATCACAACCTGGGCCACAACAAGATGTTCTTACTGAAAATGTTTTCACAAACTGGTTAAAACCATAGTTCATGTAAGCTTTAGAGTTACCTCTAAATTCAAACTTCATAGTATAGCTAGTTTCACAATTCACATTAGTGAAGTTAGTGATGTCTACAATATGAGGTCTTCCTTCACTATAACACTTAAGATTATAGTTAGTTACTTCCTTTTTCTGGATATGTGTTCCTGCTGATTCATAGATGTTATCTAAAACAGTATCTCCATCTTCATCTGCTCCTACAGCAAGGAAAATTGATCTTTCATTGGCTGCCTGAGCTGCATTGATAGAAAGTCCTGTGTCATAAGAAAAAACACCAATTTGACCTACAGCCAAATCTTCTGGTTTGCTACCAGCAGCAAGAATAGCCTGATCTCCCGTAGGAATAAGTACTTTAAATACAGGATTATTTGCGCTCATTAGTTAATTAATTTTAATTTAATAGATTTAATTTGTCTTTTTTAATTTGATAATCGGGTAATTGCATTTGACCACTTAGTATAAGAACTGCTAAATCTACAATCTCTCTGTGAGTATGTTCAGATAACTCACAATCTTGTGTTCCTGTTAGTACTGTACCATCAGGTAAGTTGTAAGTAGCTCCAACATAATCTTCAGCATTATGCATATAAGCAGGCTTTCTAATATAGTTCAATTCGCATATGTTGTTTATAACAAAGGTTTCATCTGTAAAGATTCTAAGACCTTCTTCAAAGAATCTAGCATTGACTTCTCTCCATTCAAAAGAACTTTTATCAAAGATACTTTCTTCATGGCTATCATCATGCTGTTTAATAAGTAACTTTCCTTTAGTAGTACATTCACCTTTAGTCATTTCAACATAAGAAGAAAGGTAAAACATATAATTATCAGGTAAGCTAACTGTATAAGAATTATCTGTAAAACTAGCAGCAGGTAAAGGAGTATTGGAATTAACAACGATTTCTCTTATGTCATCAATACTCCTTTGATTCACCTCAAATCCAAAACCATTCTTTGCTCTTGGCTCTGCAATACGCTTAATGAATACTTCAAGTGCTTCATTCAAAGCCCAATCTAGTTCAGGTATTCTTAAATTACGATACTTTTGTGAATCAACTTTGTTAAGTTTCTTCTTAGTATCATATTGCATTGCTTTGATGTCCATCTGCTATTATTTTATTTTAGCTAGAATTCTAGCTTTTACTTCTTGATTGTTAGGATCTCCAAAATACTCTACTGCATCATCTACACCATGAGCAATTAAATCTCCCATATAATAAATACCTGCTCCTTCTTTAGTAAGAATGTTTTTATAAAGTGCTTCTAAAACAAGTCCTCTTAAATAAAGAGAATCTTTATCTGCTTTAGCTAACTTCACAAATGAGCTAAGGTCTTTTTCAATAGCTTCTTCAAGCTTGATTTCTACAAAATCATTAGATTGTTTTCTAACAGAAATATCTAACATAATTTGTACAATAGAAACTTTTTGATTTTTAGTAAGTTTGTCAGCAAGTTTATATGCTTCTCTTTTCTTAGTAATCTTTTTAGCTTCTAGTTCAGCATGTTCTCCTTCATCATACATGACATGAGTGGCATTAGGCCAAACCCCATCATTGTATTCTTTCTGTGAATTTGCACAAAAAGGAGATGCTTTGTAATTAGCAGCTTTAACTTTATCAATAGTTTTTCTAGTGTCTAAAATTAAAGTCTTATTTGGAAATACTAACCTTGCTCCTCTTGTTGACCAATATGGGTGTGGGTTAGCAGGATCAAAAGAATCAGATAAATCTACTCCTAATTCTTTTTCATAAGCTTCTTTTTCTTCTTTAGATAACCCTGTAGCATATTTCATTGTATTAGGATCAACTAAAACTTGTGTGGACTGATCTTGTCCAAAATCTTCTTTACCTTCTTTACCATGCCACTTCTCTTTTAGCAATGGTCTGATTTCAACTAAATTCATTATTATAGGTTTTGAAAGTGATAATGAAATAAGAGGGGTTTCCCCCTCCTACATCATAAATACTTAAACAATTAAAACTGTTGGTTTCTGTTAAGAATCAACTCACCACATCTAGATACATCTTCGATGTGAATTCCACATTGATCTTTAACATGCATTTCGTAGTAATCTCCAGAGTGAGCAGCCATCTTGTTATTAACTGGCCCATAAGGTGATACAAGACCATTAATATAAGCAAGTGACATTCCACCTTTCTTTTTCATTCTCTTAACATTTGATTTCTTACCTTCACCAGAGAAATCCATAAATGTAAATCTCATAGATTCAGTAGGATAACCTGTTACAGGATCAATCTCAAAGTTGATTGTTCTATCATCATAAAGAGGATTGTGAATCAATTCAAGTTCTGCACCATTAGCCATGCGATATTTCACATACTGATATCCTGCCACTAAAGCATTATCATGATACTGAGAACTTGTTTTATCAATAAACAAAGAATCAACAACTTGAATAAATCCTGATTTCTCCATCCAATCTTGAACAGCTCTATGGAAAATAATCATACCGTATTCACCTGTAAAAGCTTTAATCTTTCTACCACTTCCAGGCTTAACTCTTGAATAGAAAATATCCATTAGATACTCTTCAATCAATGTTGCTGTAAGATGTGTATATCTGTGAATGTGAGAATCTTCAAGTTGTTCTTGAATACCAGGGCCTGAAAGAATAGGTCTTCCATTAGCTCCTAATACTTTATCAGTACTGCGAGAATACCAATAACCTCTTTCCATTTCTCTATACCACTGCTGCCAGTATTCTACTTCTGCATATTTCATCCAAGAACTATGCATTGCTCCTTTTGAATCAGGAATCTTAACAGCTAATACTTCATTATGAGCATCACCAGTTACCTGATATTTTTTACGGAAACGAGAAAGTCTGTTACTCAAAGTAATAGGAAGAGAGTATTGAGTAGAACCAGATTGTTCTCCACCTTCTTCATACTGAGAATAAAGTTTAGCCCATTGAGTACCAGGAGAAAGGAAGTTAACAGGTAAGAACTCAGATCCATTATTAGTCATCAAGACTACTTCATAAACCCAACCTTTACCATGTCTTTGTGGTTCTTCCTGAACTCTTACTTGATACTTTTTATTAGATGTACCAGGGTGAAGGATATCACCAGGAACATACCAATTTTCATCAAGCTTAAGTTTAAAGTTTCTTCTAAATTTACCTGGAGTTGTGTTTGATGCAGGTTCTACATTTTCAACTACAACCAAAGGTCTGGTAGTAGCAGTTCTTAAACCCCACTCCCATTCATTACTTGTGATTTCTTGCTCTTTACCCATTTCATTCAAGACAGTAGTCATTGAATTATCAGAGTACATACTAGCAGAAAACAATTCTGTCATAGTTGATTCAAACACTTCTGGCTTGGCAATTAAAGCTGCCCCCAAGTGATTGAGATCAGTCATGTTAGCATGCCAAGGCATTTGTTTAGTAACCAACTTACTTTGGATACGTGCCATATTCGTTTTTTAATTTAATTTTGTTTAATTAGAAAAAATCTGCCAAACCTTTGTTTGAAGAAGTTTTACCCGAACTCCTCCTTTTTGTTTTACTATTTGAAAGTTTCTCTTTTGTCTTTTTAGTTTCTTCTGTAATTGCTTTCTTTTTAAGATAACTTACATCGAAATCATCTTTAAGCAATTTTGCAATCAACACAATCTTTTGCTTATCTTTAAAAGCTTCTTGTAAATCAGATTGTAATTGAGTAAGATATTGACCAGGAGCTACTTTTTTAACTGCCTTAGTCATATACTTATGTAAATCTTTTTTATCCTTTGGAGTAATAGGGAAGTTTTTGATTTCATCAGAAGTATCAATAACTTCTTTAAGATCTTCAGCTAACTTCTGTCTTTGTTGCTCCCTTTGTTTAGCAACTTCTTTTTGCTGTGATACTAACTGCTCCCTTTCTTTCTCCTGATTTTCCTCTACCTTATTATGGTACTTTAAAGAATAATTTTCAAGTCTTCCTTTTTCTTTAAGATAGTCTAATCTATCTTCAATTTCTTCAGCATCCATATTCTCATAAGAAGAATAATAATACTTCAAAAACTTTTCATGTGAAGAATCATCACCTACAATAGGTGAAGGAGTTTCTGAAAGTGTTTTATAAAGTTTAAAGAACTGCTTAGTGTCTCCACCTTCTTTCTTAAACTTAATAAAAGCTTTTCCTTCATCATCAAGACCATTTGCAAAATCAGACATTGCTTCTTCAAGCTGTGCTTCTACCTCTCTCTCAATAATATCAGGAACATTCTCTTCAGTAAAATCATCTTCAAAGTCAACTGTAAGAGAACCTTGTTCTTTTAACTCAGCAAAGAGTTTTTTAAGATCACTTGTTTTTTCTTTAAAAACATCATCTTCATTCTCTTCAGGTTCTTCAAAAAAGAAATCATCTTCTACAACTTCTTCTTCTTTAGAATCTTCTT